GAAGACTATCTTTGCGAAGACTTTGCTTGGAAAGACTTGCCTCATGACCTAGCCTCTATATCTGCCTGGAATCTTGGTAAAACACAGGAAGCAATTGATCAGGTTGTCCTAGCAATTACCTATAATTCAAAGGACGCTAGACTAAGGGATAACTTAGAATTTTATAACAAGCAGGGTAGCTTTACAGAATAAAACTATTTTATTATGATAAAATAGAGATATGTCAACATCACTATATAGAATGTTCCAAAGACGTGGAACCAAGTCCCAATGGGAAACAGCAAATCCAGTTTTAGCAGTAGGAGAGATTGGCTTTTCCTTTAATGAAAATGTTATAAAGCTTGGTGACGGGGCTACTGCTTGGAATTTTCTACCCTCAGTAAACGGAAACTCTGCATATCAGGTAGCAAAAGTCAACGGATATTCTGGAACAGAAGCACAGTGGCTAGCATCTTTAGTAGGTCCTACAGGACCACAGGGTCCTCCAGGAATAACAAATGCACATCAGTCTGTAGTGACCATGTCAACAGGCACCGAGGCAGCAAGCACATATTTTTCTGGAACAGCAGGTGCCGACGAAGGGACTGGGGTCGGAGCCTATATTGAGTCTAATGCAAATGCTGCTATTACAGCCATAAATGGTGTAACCCCAACAGTAACTCAGAGAGTATTGTTTATTGCTAGAACTAATAGTATTGAAAATGGAATTTATACTCTTACAAATGCTGGATCAGTATCGGCAAAATGGAGATTTACAAGAGCAACAGATTATGACAATGCAACTCCAGAAGATGTTAATTCTGGAGACTTTGTTCTTATAACTGGTGGAACTTTTGCTAATAAAACCTACATAATGAATGCAGTTGGAACTGGAACCAATGGATCAATTAAGATTGGAACAGATAATATTACTTGGACAGAAACTGGTGGGGTTGGTCCTCAAGGCCTCAAGGGCGATACTGGAGACGCTGGTCCAACTGGCCCCTCCTTCATAACACTTGACTCGAACGCTAATACAAAAATTGGAATAAATGCCCTATCCAGTAATACAACTGGATCTCATAACATAGCTCATGGAGATGGAGCACTACGCTATAACACCACTGGATCTAACAATATGGCTAATGGCCAAGCTGCACTGCAAAGCAACACCACTGGATTTAACAACATAGCTAGTGGTCAATCAGCTCTATTTAGTAATACAACTGGTTCTGCAAACATAGCTATTGGAGGTGGTGCACTATCAGCTAACACTAGCGGTATCAACAATATAGCTATTGGAACTAATTCGCTTAATGCCAATAGCACTGGAGAAGAAAATATTGCTATAGGCACTGACGCACTACTTAGTAATACTACTGGTGTTTGGAATGTTGGAGTTGGCTGGTCTACCCTTACTAGTAACACTGATGGCTTTGCAAACTCTGCTTTTGGCTTTGCAACTTTAGAGGGAAATACAAGTGGCGACAACAATACTGCAATAGGTGCAGACGCTCTTAGACTTAACACTACAGGAGGCTCTAACACTGCCATCGGTTCATTCGCTCTAACAACCGCAACAACTGCTAGCTTAAATACAGCAGTAGGAAATAGTGCTTTGCGTGTCAATACTACGGGAACACAAAATGTTGCTATAGGAGCAGAGAGCCTTATGGCTACTCAAACAGTCAACGACCTTACTGCTGTTGGTTATAGGACTCTTAAGTCAAATACCACTGGAACCAAAAACACAGCAGTTGGTAGCACGTCGCTTGAAAACAATACAACTGGAGGCAGCAATACGTCTTTAGGATACTTCGCACTTAAACCAAACACTACTGGAGCTAATAATACCGCAATAGGTGCAGATTCTATTTTTGTAAATACAACTGGTAATGCTAATGTTGCAGTTGGGGCTAGGACTCTTTTGTCTAGTAACTCGGATGGCAATGTTGCAGTTGGATACCAAGCGTTGCTACTAGATACATCAGGAGCAAACAATACAGCAATTGGAAATGGTGCTGGAAGCACTATAACTACTGGATCAAACAATACAGTAGTTGGAAATGCTGCAGCTCCAGTATCTGCAACTACTTCTAACTCAATTACACTCGGAAACTCTTCTGTTGCATCTTTGCGTTGTCAAGTAACCACTATCACAGCTTTGTCTGACCAAAGAGATAAAAAAGATATCTTAGATCTTGGTTATGGTCTCAATTTTGTAAATATGCTTAGGCCAGTAGAATTTACGTGGGATACAAGAGATGGTTTAATATCTAATAAACCAGATATTGGTTTTATTGCTCAAGAGCTTGCAGAAGTTGAGGATAGCCTAAATGATAGCGAAAGACTTAGCCTAACTCTTAGGGATAACCCAGAAAAGCTAGAAGCGACCCCTGGACGATTGCTTCCAATTGCTATCAAAGCAATACAAGAACTATCTCAGCAAAACGCAGAACTTTTGGCTAGAGTAGAAGAATTAGAAAAAGCTAATTTGTCACAGGGCTAGTTGTTTTGTGATAGACTATACCTGGAGTAAAAATGGCCAATCCCTCTAATCTATATGCTGAAAAGATCTTCAGCGAACACCCCATTGCGATGTGGGCGTTAGATGATCAGGCTGACTATCTATCTTTAATCTCTAACAGTAAAAGAAACGTCTACACCAATAGCGGTCCAGACGCTTGGACAATTACAAACGGTACAAAGGCAGTAAACTCTGTAATATTAAACGAGCCACTACCAGACACATCAACAACAACAGTTTCTTCAACATTTGCAGCAGGGCAGACAACGACAATTGACCTAATAAGTTCTGCAATAGTCAGCCCCTTGGCAATGAATGCATCCTTAGAAACTTTTTCAGTAGGGGCTTACGTTTATTCGGAAACTGCTACCGTACTCTCCTATGAAATTGGGTATACTTACGATGGACTAGCTGCTCCAGTTTTAAAAAAGTTTAACTCTCAAATTGTTGGTCGCTGGGGATTAATTTCAGAAACTTTTGCAATTCCAGCTACCCCAAATCCAATAAAAGTTGTAATAAAAATTACTCATACTAATGCTGGTGGAGATTTAAGTAGTTATAAGTTTTACGTCAATGGGGTTACTTTTGCTCAATGGTCAGAAGAGTTTTCTGCAGTTTCGACTGGGGTTTATGGAACTTTATTGCCAGCAAATGTTCCATTTAGCTATAACGCAATCCCAGCAAAATCTTATGGCCTACAAGATTTAGATGGATATTATTTTATTAACAGCGGAGCCCTTGCTGCAAAAAATTCTGGAGTTCCTATTGTTTATGGATCTTCAAACGTAACAAGAATTTTGCCAAACGGAAGCGACCCATCTCTAATTATTCCTGGTCAGGGATTCTTGAATGAATCTGGGAGGTATCGGGAGTACACAGTAGAGATGTGGGCTAGAATTGATTCTAAAGCAACTACCGCAACAAGGATATTTGGTCCAATTGGATCTCAAGACGGTATTTATGTAGACGGACCTTTTATAAAAATTAAGGTAGGAGATTCTGTAGGGGCTCACCCAATCACCGAATGGTACAGACCAATGCTACTAGACTTTAAAGTCATTGAAAACTCCGCATCTCTGCTGATAAACGGTGAACAGGTTATAGAAATAACCTACTCTACACAAGACATAGACCTACCACCAGAAACAATAACTCAAGGCGGAATAGAAAAAAATAATGACTGGCTAGGGTTTTATGCTTCTAGTAGCGTACCTTTCTTAGACGTTGACTGCGTAGCTATTTATTCATACTTAGTTCCAGCAGTTGTTGCAAAAAGAAGATTTGCATACGGCCAAGCTGTTGAGTTTCCAGAAAACGCAAACAGTGCTTATGGAGGAACATCGGTTCTTATAGACTATGCTTTTGCAGATTATACTAGCAACTATAGCTATCCAGACATTGGCCGCTGGAATCAGGGCATCGTTGACAACCTGTCAATAGTTGATGACTCTCTTTCTGTGTCAGACTACAAACTACCAGATCCAGTATTTGAAGACAACTCAACAACCAAGTCTTGGTACGAAAGCCTTTATCAGAGTAGTGGTCAGCAAACAGATCCTTTTATAAGCTTTGTAAACAAAAATGGTTATTTGTTGTTCGAAAACATGAATATTATAAAGCAAGACGCAAAAGCATTTTTTGGAGTATTCGGCCTACCAACATCTTTTCCATCAAGAAAACAAGTTCTTTTTAAAATACAACATAAGAGCAGCTCAAACTATTTAGAAATATATACCGAATCTGGAACCCTGTATTACAATTTATTTTTTGAAGGGGTGTCAACGGTCCTGTATGAACAAGAGGCTGTTGCTCCTGGAAAAAACCTATCTGTAGGTATTGATATTCAGGCATTCTCAGAATATTTTGGTAACAAGATACTATCCTTTTTTGGAAACAAAAACCAGCTCTCCTTGTTGATTGGAGGAGACCAAGAATTTCAAAACACCTTTTCTGGAAAAATATATAAAGTAGGATTCTGCAATGAAAGAAATCTAGAAAAAATTTCATCATTATTTGATGAGAAAGGCCTACTAACTTACTTTAACTACGAAAATTATTTTGATGATCATTCAGAGTCACTAATCTACGACGCTGGAGCAATTACAGATGCTTTGCCAGCAGACACGTTAGACGCAGGATCTATGGGGACTTTTGAGCTAGTCCCTTTTGATGAAATAAAAAACTTTGTTGCAAGCTATACATTAATTCCAAAGATAAACTTTAATACTATTATGATGGATATTGCAATAGAGGGCTACTGGGAAGACTATCAGCCATTAACATATTTTGCACAGTACGTCTCCGACATACAAGATAACAAATATTACGATTTAGACTTTATTCAATTTAACATAGATTATCCAGCGTTAGAAAATTTTCAAGATGGAAAGTATGACACTTCTAGTAATATGATTAAATCCTATGTCTCTTTTCAATATTTAAAAAATAATCCTTCTGCAAAAAACTCTTATTTTACAACAATGCCAGCATCTCAAAATAACGTGGTCTCTCCTGGATCAGAATGGGTGACTACAAAATATGAAGTTGTAGACGGAACAGTTATATACCGTCCAAAAGGAATTAGAATTACAGACGTATCTATTGTGACTCATTTGGAGTGGACTGTTCCAGGAATTATATCTAATCCGTTAATAGTTAAAAAGATGCAGTATGCCTCTCAAGCCTTTAATGAAAAAACCTCAAACCCTATCGGTACTAGGTTTGGAACACCAGTATTCCCCTATTTGAAATACGGTTCGTACTTTGACTATAAGTCAAGAAATCCTTATCGAATATATAAGGGCAGTAATCCATATCTATATCTTACAAAAAACAGTGGAATAGAAAAAGCAGGGGATTACGATGAATTTGTTAATCGTGGCTTCTCTGTTCCAGTTAATAAGGACCTATCTGACAATTATAAGGTAATTGCCATGCAGGCCTTTCTCAGATATGGAAAAGAAAGCTTTCCGTTGGATCCAGAGCAGATATTTGAAATTGAAAGCAAAGATACGTACATAAAATTTTATATTGTTGCAAACGATATAACTGGCAAAAGGGCTAGGATTTATGGCATTAATGCTAGAACTGGCAGGCTAGAGAATGGTATTGCCTTTTACTGGAATGGAAATCTTGTTAGGGAGCCAGTTATAACTCTGAGCGACTGGGGAGTGCTAGGGGTCTCATTCTCTAAAATTCTAGACTTTGACTCTTATCCTGGAGGACTTAGGTTTACTGGGTCAGTTCTAGTTAACAACATTTCTCAATACAAGGCTACAAGCTTGCAAGAAATACAAAGAAATACCCTGAGATCCTGGCTTTTAGCTGTAAACCCTACGCCAATAACTACAGAAATCTGGGGAGGCTGGAACCAAGATTTCAACTGGAATGGAGTTTTAGTTGCAATTCAGTCTAACATTTTTGGGGTAGATCCATCAGACATATACAAAACCTACATAGGTACTAACAAAATAATCATTGATGACGACATACCTTTAAGATTTAATAATTATGAGTATAACACCTATCAGGGAATCACCTGGCAAAGCCGTATCCTTCCTGCTGTATAATATGGTATACTAGTGGTCATGGAAGACAAATTTGCAGAAGCAATTGGTAAAGCGAAAGTAACCCTTGTAGATCAAACTGGATACGCATGGGGCGTATATGTTTGGAAAAAAGCCAATGGAAAATGGTTTACTGACGGAAATGGCAACATTCTGAACGTGCAAGCTAACAGGGGCGATGAGAATCAGATTGCAAAACTAAAGCAAGCAGCTGCTTACTATGGGGAGCCAAACGGCTCTCACGTGTTTTTCCCAGGAACAGCAAGAATTACCGACGAAGAGTATAGTGAGCAGTTAGACCGCATGAAGCAGGGCCTAATCCCATCTCTAAACGATATTGGTGCAGTAATTGCAGCTAAAAAGACCCTAGAACTTTACGGAGATGAGTAATAATGTCGGATGAATATCAGTATCCAATCCAAGCCTTTACACCAGAAGAAGAGCAAGAAGAAGATCTGTTCAAGAGGCAAGACCCATTTGGCAAGAAGTGGGACGACCTAAAAAGCCTTTCTGGACTAGAAAAGAATTTTAAGAGGCGTTCTGACCGCATCGTAAAGGCATATGACAGCCTTGACTTTACTGGAGTGGATACAACTAGGCAGGGGTATCAGGACAGTGCCCTAGCCACAAGCACTGGACAAAATGGAGCAACCTCTAAAGAAATTAACCCTGGATCAGTATTTCACAACGGCTATGGAATGTTTGACGTAATTACACCTCCATGGAATCTTTACGAACTTGCAAACTACTATGACACTTCGTTTGCCAACCATGCAGCTATTGATGCAAAAGTTGAAAATATTGTTGGTCTAGGCTATGACTTCCATGTTTCAAAAAGAACGATGATGCAACTTGAAGCATCTACCAGTGAGACTGCAACAGACAAGGCCAGAAAGCGTATTGAAAGAGCAAAGGTCGAAATGCGTGAGTGGCTTGAAACTCTAAATAGCGATGATTCTTTCTCAAACACAATGATGAAGTTTTATACAGATGTTCAGGCAACTGGAAACGGCTACCTAGAGGTTGGAAGAACCGTAACTGGTGAAATTGGCTACCTTGGCCACATCCCCTCTACAACTATGAGAGTCCGAAGACTGCGTGACGGTTATGTTCAGATTATTGGCCAGAAGGTTGTTTACTTTAAGAATTTTGGGGCAAAGAATCAAAACCCAATCACAGCTGACCCAAGACCAAATGAGATTATTCACTATAAAGAATACTCTCCACTAAACACTTTTTACGGAGTTCCAGACATCATGTCTGCAATCTCTGCCTTGCATGGGGATCAGTTAGCTTCTCAGTATAACATCGACTACTTTGGAAATAAGGGTGTTCCAAGGTATATCGTAACTCTAAAGGGTGCAAAGCTATCCTCTGACGCAGAAGACAAGATGTTTAGATTTCTTCAGACTAGCCTAAAGGGTCAGTCTCACAGAACTTTGTATATTCCCCTACCAGCAGATACAGACACAAACAAAGTAGAGTTTAAGATGGAGCCAATTGAGGCTGGAGTGCAAGAGGCATCCTTTAACGATTATAGGCTTAGAAACAGGGACGACATTCTTGTTGCCCACCAAGTTCCTCTATCAAAGATTGGCGGCGGCGATGCCTCAAACATTGCTGCAGCCCTAGCTCAAGACCGTACATTTAAGGAGCAGGTTGCAAGACCAGCTCAAGCAAACCTAGAAAAAATGATGAGCAAGGTCATTAGAGAAAAGACAGACATTCTAGACTTTAAGTTTAATGAGCTAACCCTGACAGATGAAATTGCTCAGTCTCAAATTCTTGAGAGATATGTTAAGACTCAGATCATGGTCCCTAACGAAGCTCGTGAGAAACTTGGTCTGCCACAAAGACCAGACGGTGATGAGCCTTTTGAAATGTCTACTAGACAGGCTACAGATGCAAGAGCTAACACCGCTCAGAATAGGGAAAGAGATTCTGAGAGAGCAAATAATTCTTCAGATAGCACTGCCACTGTGGCTGGACGAAATCCAGCAGGAGAGGGAAGGTCTTCAGAATAGTGTCTTTTTGACACTTTTTTATAAAAGGCCTTTATAATTGAACTAACATGACTATGCAGAAAGCCCATTGGGCCACTGAAGGTGACAACGTTCGCCTATCAATGCCGTTCAGTAAAGTGGACGTAGAGAGACGTATTGTCTCTGGCTTTGCTACACTCGATAACATCGACAAGCAGGCAGACATAGTCACAACAGATGCAAGCGTTAAAGCCTTTTCTAAATTTCGTGGGAACATTAGAGAGATGCATCAGCCAACAGCAGTTGGTAAAATGATTTCCTTTAAAGAGGATAAGTTTTTTGATCCAGAGTCTAAAAAGTTCTATTCTGGAGTTTACGTTTCTACATACATCTCTAAGGGTGCTCAGGATACTTGGGAAAAGGTCCTAGACGGCACTCTTTCTGGATTTTCCATTGGTGGTAAGATGAACAAGTGGGATGATGGGTATGACGAAAAAATGGATGCAAAAATTCGCATCATAAAAGACTATGATCTGGTAGAATTGTCTCTGGTAGATAATCCTGCAAATCAGTTTGCAAACGTTTTATCTGTCGAAAAAGTTGACGGAGTAGATATGATCAAGGGCGAAAGCTTAGACACCCCAATTGAAAATGTATTTTGGGATGCAGAATCTGGCATAGTCATGTTGTCAGAGAATGATGCTGAGCAGAGTCCGACAAGTGGAACTCCAATGCAAAATATAGGTTTCGTTGAGAAAAACGATAACGAAAAAACAGATATGATAAAGTTCTTAGTTGATAGTGCTAAAGGCATTAAAACTGAGATTAACAAGGAGGTAAGTCCTATGAGTGAAACAACAATCACTAAAGACGTCGTCGAAAAGTCTGATGACGTCGTAGAAGAATCACAGGTCGCTCCAGAGGCAGATGCCACAACCGAAGATGCAGTAGAAAAGTCTATGCACGAAGACGAAGCTAAATCCGAAGAGAAATCTATGGATGAGGAAGAGGTTAAGTCTGACGACATGGATGAAGATGACGAAATGAAGTCTCAGGACGAAATGAAGTCTGAAGCTGTAGCTGAGGAAGAAGGGGTATCTAAGTCGAATGAAGTAATTGTTAATGCAGTTACTGAAATTCAAAGTACTCTAACATCAGCCTTTAGCGATCTAGCAAATACCGTAAAAGCTCTACACGAGCAGGTATCTGCACTAAGCAAGTCAATTGACTCTGTAAAAAATGAGGTAACAGAAGCCAAGGGACAGTTTAATGAGTTTGGAAAGAGGGTAGATGCTGTAGAGCAAGATACCGCTTTCCGCAAGTCTGGCGATCTAGGCGAGATCGTTCAGGAATCTGAGCCAGAAAAGGTTCAGAAATCCCTATGGGGCGGACGTTTCCTCAAAACTGCCGATCTATTCAAATAAAAAAATATCACAGGAGGTGACAATTATGTCGGAAGAGATTATTAAAAACTATCCAGGTACTGGTGCTAACGAGGTTAATGGCCAAGGAGCATTTGCGTCTGGAGGAATTGGTGGTGTAACTGACCCAGGTGCAGACACACTGGGCAACATCCCAACAGCAACACTAGGAGTATCC